GGCGCATCAGCTACTTGTGTCCAATCACAGTCTTTTAGTTTTTCATCCCTTGAAGCACGAACATTCTTAGCCTGTTCAGCATCCTTTTGAGCCTTGTAAGCAGCCTCATTGTCAGCAGCAGATGTGACATTGCCCGTCTCATCTGTAGTGTCTGTGAACACTGGACCAAGGATGTACTTTGTGTACCACTTGCCATCAAGCTGCTCAACGCCAGAGGCTTGTGAGTATTGATAAACTGTGCCACCAGTAGCTTGTGGGCCTTCAAACACTACGTCAGCACCAAACTCGTTTAAAAGTTCTTCTGACAACTGTTGTGGCATTGAAGTGTTGGGGTGTAATGCACGAAACTCACCCTCGTACATGACTGCGCCTGATTCACGAATTCTAATTTGCATGATTACTCCTTAAAGTCTTGCGGCTCTATCAGCCAGTAATTTACAGAACCGCCATCACCTTCAAGGCCAATGGCTTGTCCGTTGTCTAGCACCATTACATCAATTTCCCAGACATTGTTATTGAAAGTGTCATTGACTACTTTACGGATGTCCACAGCTGTTACCTTGTGCGTTTGCAACAGGCTCAGGACTTGTTTGTTGTCAATGTACTTCATGCGATTGCTAAGAAGATGTATGAGCCGCCTGAAGCATTTAAAGCACCGCCCGCACTAGCTTGAACTTGAAAGCCAGTTGCTACTGTATATAAAATGTTTGCGTTGTTTTCTGCATCGGTGCTGTTTAAGTAAAGGTAGTAATCGCTTCCGGCAACCATTCCACGGGCAGTATCAAGGACAACCCAACTACCAGTTGAGTCTGTCCGCTTCACCATTACAAATCTTGCACCGCCTGTAAAGCCACAATCGACAGTTATGTTGCTTCCTGTGCCTGTGTATGAGCCTACTTTGGAAACACCTGCACAAGTGGCGAATAGGTAGGCAACATAAGTTTTTGCAGACCCGTTTACATTGTTCTGAGTGCCTACACTAAACACAGTGGATGTTGGTGTTGTGTTATTCCATTGAGAAGCGGTATAGGCTTGGCTGTCTTCGTTCAAAGAAATAACTTGCGTATTACCCAAAGCAGAATGGTAGCAAGACCAGTTAGAACCTGTAGCGCCTGTACGCCATTTTACAATCATCATCTCAGGCACAACGCCCAAATTATGCGTTTGAGTCGTAGCACTTCCCGTCCCTGTATAGCAAACCTCATCAAAGAAGCTGGGGGCGCGTCTTAAACTGAAAAAAACTTGGTTATATCCAGTTTCGTTAATATACGCAGCACCTGTTCCTGTTACTTTCAGTTCATTTTGGAATGAATTAAACAATGGAAAATCAGGGTTGATATTAAATTCTGCCCCCGTGTTATCAAATTGAAGCGATTGACCATTACCACGCAATCTGTCGGTTGCGTTCCAACCATTAACATCATTGCGAACATGGAAAAAGTTTAAATCTGCGGGGAAGCCAACAGAGATATTTCTGTTTCCGCTTGAATTTCCACTCCATGTTTCTACATCCAACACACTAGTCGCATCCGTAGGCACTTTCATCGGGCCTCTGCGAATGGCTATGTAGATGTAGTTGGAAAAGTCTGCAAATGGGCCAGAAGATTTTGGCGTATCAAATCCTGTAGCAGTTGGTGCAATTGCGCTTGTTCCTGTGTATTCAGCCCCACTACTATTTGGGTTTAATGCCGCGTAACCTGTGTTGCTCATACCACGCATATTGTCGTATATAACCCAATTTTCAGATGCGCCATAATTTTTAACTAATAACCATTGTGGCTCGTACCCAAGATTAACAGCCGCAGACATTTTTCCGCTAGTAGCGGTGCTGAACGACCCACACGAAATCACATTGTCTGTACCAGTCAGACCAAAGCCTCCTGCGTCATGGGCGAAAATATAGGCTACATAATCATGCCCTGAGAAATTAACTTGAGAACTTGTGCCTAATGAAAATTCTGTAGATGTAGCGGTTGTGCTGTTCCAATATGTAGGGGCTGAACCAACGGCATCAGTAGTATTTAACACAAGGGCTTGAGTGTTTGCAAGTGACCTGTGATACACATTCCAACTGCCCCCCAAAAGGTCTTTCACAATAATGCACCCCGGTACTGAACCAAGATTGTGCGCAATAGTCCTGTTTGTGGAATTTCCACTGTAAGTCACAACATCAAAAAACTTTGGTTGCTCCCTGAATGTCCATGAAGCGTAGTTGCGAGGGGCAGAAGTTGTACCATTAACAAAATTACTACTTCCTAATGTAAAACCGCTTGTTCCAAACGCTGTCAATGTATCTACATTAGTATATTCAGAAGTAGTGTCATTACTTGAAAGCGACTTTGTTACGCCTCTAGCCGTGTCATACAAAAAATGTTCAACTGTCGCATTGCGTTGTTTAATCCAAACCAATCCACCTTTGGTAGACAAATCAATACCATTAGGGATGGTCTGTGTAGAGCCGTTGCCTGTATAAAGCCATGTGCTAAACACATCCTCAATGTAGTTAACACCAGCACCCGCAGCGACTTGTGACGTATTGGCTGAAAACATATTTACCCTTAAACAGAGTAGTTCTGACCAGCAACTGATCCGTACCAGTTTGTGCCATCACTTGTGAACACAAACTTGTCCATCTTAGAAGCCGTAGCAGTCAAGGTAGGTGCAGTGCCACTAGGCCACTGAACTGTTGACCAAGTGACTGTATAAGCACCCGCACCAGTTTTTAGCAACAACATAAATGACTTACCACTTACTGCCGTAGGCATGGTAATTGTGCAAGTACCTGTCAAGGTAATGATCTGCACAGTGCCGTTGGTCAAAGCCAATGTAATTGCAGTTGAACTGTTAGCAGAGTAAGGTGTCTCAACGTAGTTGGTAATCGTTGGGTTTGTCAGTGCTGGAGCAGAGTTTAAAACTACTGAGCCTGTACCTGTAGAAGTCGTAACGCCTGTACCGCCTTTAAGCACTGTGATAGTGCTAAGACCTGGGGTAATGTCAGAGATAGCCAGTTTTACTGTTGAACCACTTTGAACAATAGGCAAGACTTCTGTTCCTGCAACTGGTGTAGATGCAGCGGTTAGTGCAGAAATTTTTGTATTAGCCATGTTTATTCCTTACTTAATAAGCAAATTCTACTTTAGCTGTAATAGGAACAACTGCTGTGAAAGTAACAGTTGTGGGATTGGTTTCTACATAACTAGATGTAAAAGATTGTTTAACTCCGTTGATATACACAACTAACCTTTTAGTTCCAACAGTATATGAAAAGGGAAGATTAAAAACTGTTTGCCCAGACGTAGCTGTAGTTTCCCACACTTGTTGTGGGGCATACACATACTCATTAACGTCATTGAGCCAAGGAGCTTCAATAACAGTTCCAGTTACAAATACAGTTGAAGCCATATGTGTCCTAAATTACAACAGAATATAACCATTATTTTCTTGCAACAATGCGTCACCTGTTTCCATTAACAGTTTTTCTTCTACGGGTACGATTGGGTATGTAGTGACACCATATAAATCTGTAGCTACGCCATACAAAGTAATGTCTACACTTCCAGGATTGTCATAAGCTCCATAAAAGTTTGTAGTAGTTACTGACATAGTTACACACCCATTATGATTTCAGCAGTTGCATTAGTACCAGTAACGTTAGTTACGTTAACACGAACATATCGCCAAGGACAAATAGTAGTAAAACCATCTGTAGATGTAGTTGTGCCGCTTAGTGTAATAGTACCCATAGTAATCCAATTAGACTTAGTACCATTAAATGTAGCAGTTTCATTAGACACTTGAACAGCAACAGTTGCAGTCACAGTACCTGTGCCAGTAACAATAGCTTGGAAAGTACCATAAGGACTTTCTTTGTAGATAGGTGAAGAAGCTTGATTAGAGGTTGTAGAGTTCACACCACTAAAAGCAAAATAGCGAGGTTGTTCGCCACTTTTAAGAAACATATCAGCCATATTAAACTCCCACTTTGTTTACGTTTAACACTAAATTGTTTTGTAAAACCACACCTAACGTTGTTGTGCTAGATGTGGTATTTACTTTAACTTATTAGCGTATAACTTCTTGAGCAACTAACACAAAGTCAATAGAGACTGTTTCTGTAGCAGCAGGAGTAATTTGAACAACTTCTGTAAGGGCAGCATTGGTTAATGTTGTACCAGTAGAACCAATAGTTACATTAGAAATACGAGCAATTACACCATGATTAAGGTACACAAGTATGTCTGTACCATCGTAGTAAAACGCTACTTCTACACTAGTGCCAGCAGTTAAAGTGGTAACAGACGATACTAAAGTTGTTGCTGTGTTATTAACTGTGGATACAAAACTAAGTACACCAGTAGCAGCAAGTTTAAACAACAAACTGTCTGTAGTAGCACCAGCAGTTTTAATTACACCAAAGTAACCAGTAATTCCAGTACCAACACCACTATAAGCAATGCGTGTGTTATACCAAAACTTTTGACCAGCTACAAATTGAAAAGCAGCGGCAGTGCGATACATGCTAGTAGCAGTAGTAGCTCCACCTGGAGTTAAACGACCAATACCACCTACACCATCTACAAGAGCAAATGTAGAACTAGTGCCAGTAATAGTACGTGATCCAGCATTACCTAAATCAGTGTAATCATTGGCGTAAGTAAAAGAATCTAACCCAGATGTACCACTGGTATGAAATGGGTCAGGAAAAGGATAATTGCCAAGAGGCTGAGATGCGGGAACTGTTGCTACACCGCTTAGAAATCGGGTTGGATTAGACATTTTAATATTCCTTAATGACGTTGTTTAGGTTAAACAACGCTCCATTGCTGAAGCGTCATTGGACATAAGAATTGTACTTTACATTTTCTTTTTAGGCATAGTTTTTTTTGCAGCCATTTTCTTCATAGGAGCCATTTTCTTTTCTCCCATCTTAGCTTGCAATTTGACATCAGGGCGTTTGCCCTTTTCTTTTTGACGTTCAAAGCTCATTTTAAATTCCTTTGGTTAAAAAAAGAACCCCCTCCTTTTTGGGAGAGGGTTTGTTACTAGGAACAATTACGGACCATTAACACCGAAGATAGCACGGGGATCAGACCAACCGAAACTATAACGCTCGTAGCCTTTGGCTTTAACGTTCATAGTATCAAAGTCATTGTCCTGATCGAACGTGACAGCATGACGCTCATAGTACTTCATACCAGTACCACCAGGAATGGTGTTACGGATAAACCAAGCGTGTGGGCTTGAGAAGTAGTGGTTCACTTTGAAGCCACCAGGCAAGTAGTTGCCAGTTGCAATGACGTTAATGTCATTGTTGGCATTACCTGTTTGGTACTGAGAGTGCAAAATACGTTGAGCATTAAACACTTCTTGACGAGCAATGTGCAAGCTGTTAGGTTGAATAGCAACCAACAAATCACGATCATTACGCAGACCCATGATTGCGATTACTGCGTCTTCCAAAGCAGCTTCTGACAAATCAACGTCAACTGTAGGTTTGTTAGCCCATGTACCACCAGCCGTATTAGGGTGGTTAGTAGCGCACAAAGCGACACCATCACCACCTTTATACGTGCTATTAAAAGCTCGGTTGTACACGTTAGCAGCAATGTTTTCTTTCGTTTGACGGAAAGACATTGCTAAAGCAGAAGCACGTTTCTTAGAGATTTGCTCATACAAGTTGTCATCCAACTCTTCTTTAGTCACGATATAACCCATTGCATATGCAACGTGTGTATAACGTGTAGTAAAGCCTTGGATTTCAGAGTCGTATGCAGTCCCTTGACCTTCAGACTTCACAGGAACTAAACCGAAACCAGACAGTTGAACGTCTTCTTCGTAGTTCTGAGTAGAAGTATCTTTGTCAAAGAGATCAATATACTCTTCTGGATGCTCATTGTAGACTTGTCCCCACCAAGCTTTAACGCCAGGCCATAGAGCCTTGGGGTGGGATGCGGTAGTAATTACACCAGCCATGATTTATTCTCCTTAATTAGACTGCAAGGTAGTTAACGACTGTGCCAGAAGCAGAGGCGATAGTACCAAATTCGTGGTAGTTAAACTTGCACAACACACGGACATAAGGACTAGCAGCACTAGTAACTTCGTTGTCGATACGTTGAACAGCACCAAGCATACGGATTGGCAAAGTAGCCGTAACTGCTGGACCAGTAAGGACCATATCAGAAAACGGGGAACTTGTAGACAAAGAAGTCTGGTTAGCGGCAGAGATAGTCACAGCAGTGTTTAAAGACAACTGAGCTTGCGAAGCACCAGTAGAATCAAACTGAGCTTCAAACAGGACAAATGGATCATCCACAACATAGATATAACGCACACTAGTACGAGTACCAGCAGGAATATATGTTTGTGTCAAATCCAAAGTAGTACCAACCAAGCTTACGCCAGGATCAGCAACACGAATACCTACAATAATGCCCAAAGGCAAAGCAGAAGTAGTTGTTGCGCCACCCCATTTCTGGATGTAACGGATAC